TCTCAAAGTGCGACCAGTCAGTTTATTCCAAACGTCAATAGTGACATTCAGTGTGTTGACGCCTTTCTCGTCGGTCTTCCATACTTGCCGGTCAATCGTGACTTTCCCATTCTCCAAATGAAAATGTTGTGTGAGTAAAATAAGTTCCTTGCCGGTCACGCCAGATGGGTCTCTCTTGTATGTTGCAATGATTACAGAACCATCTGTTTGTGGGAAATATTGGTCGTTTGGAATGTCCTCATAAATCACATTGCTCTCATCATCCAAATAGGTATACAGAGGAACAGAGCCAAACTCTGATTGGCTTGTCGCCCAATCGTTCACCTGCTCTTTCAGGTCATTCTCATAAATCTGTACATCCAGTTCTTCCTGTTGTCCTGCATCGGCAGGGTCAAGAATGATTTGCAGGTCATCAGTATCACCACTAACGAAGTCAGCAAAGAAATCAGAGATATAGGCAGGGAGCGCGTGGCTTATGTAAACGAGGTCGGACAGTTTCTTGTATTGCTTCTTAATGAGTTCGTGCAACATCAGCACGTTCATTGAGTCATTGCGATAGAGTTTCGCAAAATTGCCGAGACACTGAATGGTCTCGCGCTCGGTCATTGAGGGGAATGAGTTTACTTTGAGCATAGAAATAGTTTAGATGCTAAATGCGTTTTGTGCCAGTTGCGGACTGTGTACGCTCGGCAATGACCAAAGCATCCGCATCCGCCAGTTTTTGTACCCGTTCATTTGCCGCTTTGACCTGTGCATCGCGCTTCGGCTTATCATTCTTGATGATACTACCCATTGCCCCTGTCAAGATACGACAACGAGCGCAGATGGGGAAACCGTCTTTATCCAAATGAATGATGCCACCGGCTTCGTGTTCCACGAAAATATGAAGCGGGCAATGATGACAAGGTATGCCTTCACTGGTAGAAGTACCGAGTGTTATGACTGATAGTGTCTTCCGTAATAGTGCTTTAACCGACATCTTGTTTTGGCTCTTTGAGAGCGGCGCAAATTGAGCCCGTTAGGTGCATCTGGGCGTGGCGTAGGTCAAAGAGTATTGGTGGGGTTGTGAGATGGTAGCCGGTTGTTTCGTAATATCCGCGTTCGTAAGTAATCCATTCATTCAATTTCACGATGAACCCATTAAGGATAACCATCACATCGGAGAGGAAAATATGCTCAACGATGTGAGATACGACCATTTTCTTGTCTACGTCTTCCATACTCAAAAAATCGGAAGCGCGAGACCATTACAACGCGCAACCAAGAATGTGACCCAACCGATGAGAATGAACAGAGAGACCCAGATGACCGTCAGCATTTTCTCTTGTCCGTCCATCGGATTATTGTACTATATCTTCCCTACCTTGCCTCCTGTTGAAACTGATGGCTTGTTGATAAGGGAGAGTATGAGGTACACGAGTGCATCAACGAGGTCATCGTGTTCCTCTGTGCCGAAACCGAGCAATTGGTCAATCAATACTTCACAGCCGGTCTCTGGGAATAGCACTGTGCCATCTTTGATGTAGGGTGAGACGGCTTGCAGTCGCGCTCGCTTGTCGCTCACCGGCTTGACGCCGAAACACGAGATACCGCGTTTCTTAATGGTCTGTACTGCGGCACGCTGATACATCACATCTTCAACATAGAGCCGCGAGCCGAGTGGCATATCCTTCATCGCTGTGACTGCGGCTTCCACTGCCCCATCAAAATCAACACGTTGATTGAACGGATGCGGTGCAATGAGTAAGCGCCGTTTCTCGTCAAGTCGTATCATCCAGCCCTTCACGATTGCAGTAAAGTCAGCAGTTGTTTTCTCACTGATTGCCAAGTCCTGTGCGCCGCCAGCATCTAGTATTGGATATTTCTTTTTGCCGCTATCGCGTTCATCGCGCTCATCAAGCATCCCATTCTTATAGCGATGAATGTCACCCTCTTTGATTATCTGGTCTTCCTCGGCAATGATTTTCAAAAGGTACTCACGAGACCACGCCGTTGCGCTACCGACCTTATCTTTCTGCGCCTGTATCGCCGCCTCATCGGGATATTTGCCCTCCCACGTGCACTTCTTCGTGATGGGGTCTATGAGTGCGAACCGAAGTGTTTTGAAAAGAGGCGTGCCATCCGCTTTCTTCTTCGCCTCCATCCGCGCCATCAATGCGTTGTTGTGCAGAAGGTTGCCAATCAAAATCAGTTTGGCTTTGGTCTCCTGTTGAGCGGGGATGACTTCACCCGTCATCCAGCGCTCTGTTTTGTCGCGGTTCACTTTCGTCTTCACCCACTCCAAGTCTTCTGGGTCGTCAATGATGATTACCTGCGGGCGGAACTGACGATGCTTGAGACCGCGTATTTTCTGCCCGCGCGAGCGACCCATAATGAGCACGCCGTTGAGGAGTTGAAGCGACGAGTCCGACCAATTCTTATCCGAGGAGAACGTGATGCCGTAGTCCTTGATGAGCATTGCATTGTTCTCCAACTCATACCGCATATTTGCGATTGCGAGTTTCATCTGCGAGGACGTGTCAAAGACGGGCAGGATGAAATCAAAGTGGTGCTCCAACGCAATGTAGAGAATGTACGCGAGCGATGCGTAGGTGCTTTTCGCCGAACCACGGAAGCCGATGATTTCAACCATTTCCTCCTCCACGTCTTCAAGCGCGGCGATGAGGTCAGGGTGGAAGTCTGCTGGCTCAAGGTTGAAGTGGTGCGGCAGATACACCCACGTGAACCCCGCAAGCCCGTACTCTTGGACGATGTAACGCCTTACAGTCGGATTGCTGATGTCCAGTTTCTCAAGTTCAAAAGTGTCATTGTTCATTTTAGGGTTGAGCGTTGTATGTCGCTTGGTCTCGCGTCTTTGTGATTTCTCCTTCAACGAACTTTATGCGAGAGCCGCTTTTGATGTAACGCACCTGTCCCGTCTTTGCATCAATCACTTCTATCGCGTGCGCGTGAGCAGTACCTTCCTTCTTGTTCTTCTCCCACATACACCCATCCGTCAAAATGAAAACGTCCTTTGCCATATCACTTTGTACGCTTCGCATCTTTCGCAACCTTGCGCCCGAAGTTGCCCATTGCCTTCTTGATGAGCGCGGCTGTCTCTGGGTCAACACTGTGACGGTCTACTATCTCTCCACTGTGAGCGACTTCTGTGCGAGTGGAAAACTCTTGCTTCTTCTTGCGCTCGGAGTATTTCATTCCCATATCTGCATCGTGCTCGGCGACACTCACAATCTTCTTGCGAATGACGAGCATAGGCGCTTGGCGAAGTTCGTCAATTCTGTCCTGAAAGTCAGGGTACTTCTTCAAGAACTCGTAGTACGTGTTCCTTGATATTCCCGCAGACAAACACGCTTCTTCTACTGTCGCGTCATAGCAAAAAGCGTCCTCTAGTTTTCGGACAGTTTCTTGTGTGACCACTGTGGGGCGACCTCCCTTTTTCTTATCCTGTTTGATGACCTTCCCCTTCAATATAAAACGGTTCTTATTTGCAAACTCCTCAACGGCGGGCACGACAATTGCACGCTCTCTAGCACCCCGCTTCCCTGACTTGCGTTGCTTCTTTGCCTTCCCCTTTTTAGGGGCGGGCTTGCGGATGATTTTTGAGATGTGTTTGAGTGTCATACCCTTGTTGTTGCGACGGTGCGCGGGTTATTAGTAAGGTGCAATGTGGTCAGTATTCTTTGTTGAATGATTTTTTTATCGTATTGCAGTTGGCACAGAGGAGTTGGTATTTCTGGGCAAATGTTTCAGGACTTGCAACCATCTGCCTGTAGATGAGAGTCAAGTACGAGAGACCCCAGCCGCTCTGCTTCCTCTCAATCGTACCACTTCCTTCAATGTGGTCTATCTGCAATGCGTATGGATTTGAGAAACCACAATCCTTGCACTTACTCCCGAAGAACTGGAATATCTTTGACCTGTAAAGTACGCGCCGTGCCCTACTGTTCGCGTTCTCTCGTGTGCGCCCTTTAGGGTCTAGTGCTTTGGATTTCATTGTCTTATGACTTTGCGAAATCAAAATGGTTCTTG